GTGGTATCCCCCGTGATCTCAAGCGTGATGGAGCCCGACACCTTCCCGTCAACGGCCCCGGACGTGGACAGACCGAGAACGTACGCGGTGAACGTCATCGTGGAGTCGTCGGAATAGGTGATCTTGAAGGACTTGGAGGCCCGCGCCTTGCGCGCTGCGGAGGCCGCAAGCTGCCCAGCGTCGTCCGGATCGAAGTTGATCGAAAGCGTCACCTGCCCCTCGTCCGGGATGCCTTGGAGCTTCGTCTTCGACGTTGACTGGAGATTGGTTGTGTCAATCACGGCGGCGGTTCCCGAAGGGCCGTCCCAGTCGGTGATTTCCCCGATCTCCGTCAGGGCAACGGGGGTCGCCGTCGCCGCGTCGGTGTTGTCGCCGATGGTCTTCCCGGTCGTGTCGATGTCCACGGCGAATGTGTCGGTCGTCACGTTCGTTACAACACACACCTTGTTGTTGAGCGTCGCCGCATCATCCCCGGCGAAGTTCGCCAGCGTCACGACATCGCCGTTCGAGAGGCCGTGCGCGGCAGCCGTTAGAATCGTCGGGTTGGAGAGGGTCATCTCCGTAATGGTAACGGCCCCGCCCGTTCCGGTCGAAATTTCCAGTTTGGTTCCGTTGCTTTCTATGGCCGACATTTCATGTACCTCCTTCTGTCAATATGACCACTTGGCGGTCCTGTATTCGATCTCGATATTGATTGTTCCCGAGCCGACAACCTTTTCGCCCTGCTCGATTTCGATGGAATCCCCGGAGACGTTCGTCTTCTGAGCAAGGCCTCCCCACGTCTCGTCCGTGCCGATGGCCTTGTAAACGTCCTCGATCATCATCCGCACTTGCTTCGCCGTCGTGGATGCCGACTTCGATTTGACTTCAATCTCAACGGAAACCCTGTTCTCGAAGAGCTTTTGCGTTCCGGCGCTTATGGAGTTCGCCTTGTCCCGATAGATCAGGGCGTCAAGATCGCTGTCCGCAAGGTCCCTTGTCAGCCAGTCAAAAACATGAGATCCGATATTGGTCTTGTAGCCGCCGGTCGTCTTGATGAGCTTGAGCCGGGCGTCCACTTTATCCATGATCTGCTGTCTGATGCTGTCAGCCACAAAGACCTCAATCTATCGTCAATTCGAGTTCCGTTATCCCGTCTGCCGTGTGACGCGGGGGTTCCTTGATTTTGTAGGTCGTGGACCCGATAACCAGCGTCTCTCCCGGTTTTGCAGCGGATACGTCCGATGCCTTGGCGAGGCAAACGTCCCGGTAGTCGCCTACCCCCGAAAGCGCCGCATAATCCTCGTCAAAAATGACGTTGATCGTCTTCGCCGTCCCGCCCGATGGCGTGTAGGTGGCCGCAACCGCGAAATCGTCGGTGCTGAAAAAGGCGGAAAGGTCGGTGATCAGTTGAGCCGCGAGGGTCATTTCTTTTTGATTTCCTCAAACACAAGCTTGATTGTGAAGTTAGCCGATGCCGTCGATTGATTCTTGACCCGGAGCGTGAGGCCTGTCTGAACAGGCGGGGTGTAAATCGCGCTCATGTTGTCCACCCATGCGAAAGCCCTTTTCGGCAGTGTCGCGTGTATCAGGTTCGCCCCTTTGTTTGCCGTAACCCCGCCGTCCGTCGATCCAAGAAGATCAACGCCGTCTTCGTCCAGGATAAAAACGTCCGCAGCGTCCGGGGGCGTGCCTCCGCTCGTCGGGTAGGCCGTGATACTGTAAAAATAGTGTGTTCCCTCGATGAGCTTCATCATGGTTGAGTTCAGCGCCGTATCCGGGAGAGACCCGTCAACGGTGCTTCCCGTGCAGGCGAGGATGATGACGCGGGTCGGGTGCTGCACGTTCCGAGAGGAAAAATCGTAGGCCGACTGTGTGCATGATCCGTCAGCTCCGTAGGACAAAGCCGGAATCAGCAGGATCAAAGCAATGGTTAAAAGGATCTTCTTCATGGCCTTCCCTCCGTCAGAATAAAGTCACCATTCCGTCTGTCAGCAGGCGCAAGTGACGGTCTATGACAATCGCCGAATAGATGCAGATCCCCAAGACAAGGGCGCACCAGATGGCGACGGTTCGCAACATTTCAAACTCTTTGCTCATGTCCCCTCTCGATCAATGCCATAATGGTTATTGTCAGCATCGCCGTCGGAACCGTGTAGGCGACGCCGTGATTTCCAATCGCGTCGATGCAAGCGATGATGAACGCCGAAAACAGGAGCCGGTTTTCTCGGGCGACGGTGAGGATGTAGCGGATCAGAATCCCGAGGCCGATAATCCCGTAGCTCCACCAGACCATTAGATACACGTTGTGAAGCTCGTCTCCGCTTCGCCATTTCGAAGTCGGCCCGAAACCGAAGATGATGGAAGCCCATGACCCTGTGATCTGCCGGATACCGTCAAGCCAGTATTCGAAGCGGGGGTTGTTCAAAAACGGGTGCCAGATGAAGGCGTAGAGAAGCCCCGCGCCGGCAAGGGCGCCGAGGACCGTTTTCTTGAACCGGATTCGCGGATAGAAGAAATACCCCGCCCCCACAGCGGCGGCGACAAATGCGGTCGTGGTCTGAGCGAAGATCAAAGACAGGGCGATGACGGGGACTCCGTAAAACCACTTGCCCCGGAAGAAAAACGGCAGGCTGATTGCACAGAAGGCCGCAAGAAAGTTGTTGTTCCCGAGCGTGCCGATTGCCGCAGTCGCCGGAAGTTCGCTTGTGACCTTCACGAAACGCCTGACGAAATCGAAGAAGGGGTTGACCCCGAAAAATTGCAGGATGGCAAGAACGGCCTGAATGATGGCGATAATGCAGATCGCGTTGAAAAGCGTCTCATCCTTCATGTCGCTGTAGCAGACCGCAATGAAGAACGCCGCTCCGAGAAGAAGGTAGAAAGAGCCGTCAATCAGGACGAGGCTCATGTTCGTCGTCGTCGCGTACCTGCCGATGAATAGATTGACCATCAGCCACGCAACCCATCCGGTAGCGTAGAGAAGGAAAGACCGGAGCCAGGTGTTCGGGACGGCGAAGGCGCAAAAAACCATCACCGCCAGGATCAGCGCGTGAAAGTGGCCGTAATGGACATTCTGGCCCATGACCGCAAAGGGGATCAGGACAAGGGAAAGAATGATTGTGATGTTTACGTTTCGCGCCATATTCAAAGGGTCCCCGGAGAGCCGAAGCCCTCCGGGGAGGGTCCAAAGGGGTTAATGTGCAACGTCTGCCGTGATCCGCATGTAATCGGTCCCGTTGTCCATCAGGACGGCGGTGTTCGCCGAAGCAACGCTGATTCCCGTCCCGCCGCTTCGCTTCAGCGTCACCGCAACGCCCGCCCCGTTCCGAAGGATGTAGATTTTCCCGCTGGTCGAAGGAGCGATGATCGACGGCGTGCCGGACCCGCCTGCGGTCGTCAGCAACATGGCCTTCTGTTCCGTTGCCGTCAGCTCCCAGTCTTCACCAGCCGTGAAGGTATGGGTTGCGACATTGAACGCCGCGTCAAGGCCGGTCACTGTTGGATTTGTCAGCGTCTGCCCCGAAAGCGTACCGCCCGTAAACGTGCCGCTCAGGGTAGCGCCCCCGCTGAGGGTAGCGCCCGAAAGAGTCGTGGTTCCGGAAAGCGTCGCCGTTGAAATGGTCCCCCCGTTGACCGTCGGAGAGGTAAGCGTCGACCCCGTCAGGGTCTGATTGGCGAGAGTGCCTCCGGTAAATGTGCCGGAAAGCGTCGCGCCTCCCGACAATGTGGCCCCGGAGAGGGTCGTCACACCGGAGACCGTGGCGGTGTCAATGGTCTTATTCGTCAAGGTCTTCGTATTGGTCGTGGTGACGATATCCCCCGCCCCGATTGAGGCCAGTTTGTTGATCTCCGCTCCGGTCGCCGTGATAAGGGTCGATCCGAGCGTCAGTGTCTGCTTGATGACGGCATGGCCTTTCACGAGCAGGTTTGTGAAGTTGCCGTCCCAGTAGGACGCCGTGAAGCCGATGCCGCATAGGACGGCGACGATCAACGGAATCGCCAGCCAGGAGAGAATTTTCTTTCTCATTGCAAAACCTCCTTTCCGGCGGTCGTTACGCCACCGCGTTGATGACGAGATAGGCGAGGTCGGTGCAAACGGCCTTCTCGACCATGCTTGCTTCCACTTCGATTTCCCATCCGCCGCCGCCGCGCTTCTCGTCCCGATACCGGCGGACCTTGAATCCCACTCCCGTGGAAACCTGATTCCACAGGAAGGTCTTCCAGGCAGAGACGTTTTCCAGGGACACGGCGGGGTCGATGTGGGCGATGACGATATACTTACCCCAGACATCGGCATAGCTGGCCGTGGCGCCGTTTACCGCCGAGTTGTACTTTGCCTTCCCGACCAGAATCCGTTCGACCTCGAAAAGTTCGGCCATCTGCTGAAGACCGATCTTCGCCGGATCGCCGGAGGTGGCTCCTCCCTTGACGTAGTCGAGAAGCTGTGGATGCCGTTTCAGCTTGTCGTAAACGGCCTTCCCCATGATGATTGTGTTCGGCTCCTTGAAACAAGCGGCCTTCCCGGTGTCGATGACGCTGAGCGGATCGGAATCATCGTAGTCGGAAAGCTGGTTCGTCCCGGAGAGTGTCGTGTAATAGTCGGACGACGGGTAATTTCCGTAAGTCGTCACGAGGTCGGCCACGCGCTTTTCATGTTTGAGAAGCAGAAGATCCGTCAAAAACCCCGTGGTTCGCTCGAAGATGTTGACCGCCGGGTCCGCATTGGCCGCGAGCGCATCGGGAACGAAATCCTTGAGGGCGCGGTCGATGCAACCGTAGCTGGCCGTCGAGCTTGACCAGCTTGTTTCTTTGGCTTCCGATTTCGGCCCCCGAATGTCATCGGGAAGGCTGAATTTGTCCGCCTTGGTGAAGGTCATGTAGGAATCGCTCTTGTTGTTCACCGGAACGAACGGCGCAACGAGGGGAGCGATAAGCGCCTCGTTTTTGTATTCCACCGCGAAATTGGAAAGCGGTCGGTCGACATGGACGTCAGAGTGCTGCATTGCCTTTCTCCTTTCTTTGGAGGGCAAAGAAAAAGCGGGCAAATGAAGATGGTGAAGGCACCTTCACTGCCCGCTTTTTTCTTTCTTTTCGTCCCCGCTCAGTTGGCCGACTTTGCAGGGAAGCCCTTGTTTATGAGTGCGTATCCGCTCCTATCAAGTCGCGCCGATGTACCCGATTCCCGTCAGCAGGACTTCGATGATATGCCCGTCTTCCGTTGCGGGCTCCAGGGCTGCCGCGAAATACATCGCCTGATCCGCCGTCACCTTGACGCCGTGGTAATCGCTGCCAGATCCCAGGAGATCCATTTCATTGATATCCGTCGTCGCATTGACGACCATGAGGGACGTTCCGACAATGGCAACCTCTGCCTCTTCGCCCGCGGCCTCCGGCTTATTCTGGAGGATTCCGAGCGGCTTCGTCCCCGCGCTCGTGTCGCAGTAGTCGATATTTCCGTCCGTGTCCTTCGTCACCGCATGATACTGGTAAGACGAAAGGTCCCTTTTTGCAGGCCCCGTGTATCTGGCCACAACGTTGCTCTGTCCGGTAGACATTGGTCAAGCCTCCTTTCCGGTGTTGTAAACGGCGGCGAGTTTCGGATTGTCCTTGCACGCCTTCGCAAAGGCGGCCGAGTAGGACGCCTTGTCTTTCGCCACGATTTCCTTGGCGATCTTGTCCAGGACATCCCCGGCTTCGCTCGCGGTCTTGGCCGTCTTCTCGGTCTTGTCGACGGTCTGAGCCCCGGCCGCAACGACCTCCGCAGGCTTTTTGCCGTCTTCCTCCAGGGCCTTGAGTTTCGCTTCCCGGATGCCCTTTTCTGCCGCCACGATTTTCACCGCGACTTCTCCAGCGGTTGACTTCCCGTCGGCAATGGCATCGGCCGCGATCTTTTCGTGTCCCGGAATGATGACGGCCTGAATGTCCATGATCCGCTTCCGCTCTACTGCGGAGGCCTCTGCGGTGATCCTGGTTTCAAGCTCCTTGGCCATCGTCACCGCGATTTCCGCAGACCCTTCCGCTTTCCCGGCGTCGAATGCCTCCTGATACAGGGCCGGGAATTTCTCTTTCAGTTCCTGCAAATTTTTCATGGTTGAGTCCTTTCGGTTCGATTGAAGTCCGGCCACGTCACCGGCGGCCAT